CTGTGCTTCCTAATCCTTGACCTAACTGTGCTTTTTCTAGGTCTTCTTTCTTTGGTTTTTTAATCTTTGCCATTATTTATCTATTATTTGTTTTAATTGTTCAATGATTAATTCTTCTTGTGTTTTACTTTGTAGTTGTTCAAATCCATCATACATCGCTTCGATTGAGTAACCACCGTATTTACCATCTTTAATCTCCTGCCAAACTGCATCGTTATACACTTTTGACATAACTACCCATTCGCCACCCTTTGCTCCTAAGTTGTATAGGTTTGATTTATCTTGTTTTGGGTCTTCTACAATCCACGATTCAATTACACTAATACCTTCTACCTTTTGCTCATGTTCTAAAGTGAAATTTTGAGTGTTCATCTTTTTCATAAACAACTCAGCGGAACGTCTTACAGTATCTTTAGAAAAGTAAATGTTAAATTCTTTTCCTTGCATTGCTCTGTAGATTCTCTTTTCAGGTACTAAAGCAAACCCAACTACAATACGTTTATCTTCATTAACAACTTTTAGTTCTAACTCGTCTTTTGATAGGTAAACAAAATCCTCTTCGATTGCAGGGTTTTCTACTAGACTAATTGCAAAAACACCATCTTCGCTTTCGTCTTTAATCTTAAGTTCTATCTCTTGTAACTTTTTCATATTTGTTAAACAATTTTATAAGGTTGCTGTTGTTATTTTATTACGTTCTAAACTTTGAGCCGTTGTTACATCACCACTAACTACGTAAGCCTGTGTAACGCCACCACCTAATCCGTTAAGTTGATTCGTTCCGCTATTACCTACGATATTAAACTGCGCAGGGTTTGATTGTGGTAAACTTGGCGCACCGCTTCCACCGCCTGAAGATGAAGCACCACCTCCTTCAAACTGAGTTGCACTAATTGCTTTAACTTTTGCAAGTCCTGAAGCTAAGGCAATACTAGCCGCAATAGTTTTTAATACAACACCACCTGGAGTTTCAGCATAAGCCGAACTAGCACCTTTATAAGTGTCAATTGTTGCACTTGCAATAGCAGCAATCTTTTTTACTTTAAACGCTCTCTTTTGGCTTGCTTCATCTTTACCTGCAAATGAATCTACCAAGTCGCCTATTATACTTAACGATTGTTGAGTAAGGTCAATAGAAGTTTTAATTGCTTGCTTTCTATTTGCTAGTTTTTCATCTTCTAAACGTTTTGATTCTGATGCTTCACGCTCCCACAACTTGATTCTAAATTCAGATAGCATTTCATCTTCTTCACGTTGCTGCTCATCTTTTATTTTTTGTGCATCAATTATTTTTTGGTCTTCGCTTGCCTTCCATTCAAGTTCATCAGCTTGCATTTGGCGTTCAATCTCTAAACGCTCTTTGTATAATTCTAAACTTTTGTTATTACTTTCTTGTTGCTCATCTAATTGCTTTTCCCTATCCGCTTTTGCTTTCTCGGCATTCTCTTTTCTTTTTTGGTCTAGTGTGTTTGAATACTCAGCATCTAGTATTTTTCTATCTGCTATTAATTGTGTATATTCCTTATATTGCTCTTTAGTTAACTTAGTACCTGACATTCTTTGAACATCCATCTGCCTAAGTTTTTGATTTATAAATTCTCTTTCAGCATTGTAAACTTCAGCATCAGTTGCACCTTTTGCTTTCATTATATCGATTGCCTGTTGAGTTTTTCTATTACTTATTTCTGCTTGATTTATTAAATTATCCTGACTTTCTTTAGATAGTCTTGCGGTTAATTTTATTTGCCTTTGAAATTCCTTTTGTGCAATAGCAGCCTTATCTACTCTTTGATTTAAAGCATAAAACGCACCGCTTAAAGCAGCAACAGCAGTAACTACTAGACCAATTGGATTAGCAGCCATCACAAGATTTAAAACACGCATTGCAGCAGCCCCAGCAATTTGCGCTACATTTAAAAGTTTTTGACCTACAGCAGTTTGAGCAATACTAGCAGCCATTGATTTAAATACAGGAATTGATTCCCTAATTCCTTGAACACCTTGAGCAATTGCCATGGCACTCTGAACTTTAAGCAATGCTTCCTGCACTTTCTCTGATTCAACACCCATTGCACCCATTGCCCCTTGAACTAATTCAAAGCCTGCTGTAACACCGCCTAAAGCACCACCTAATTTATTGGCAGTAGTCATTGAAAGCCCATCGACTTCCATGTCTACTTGTTGTAAAGTCTTTTTAAGTCGACCCGCTTCTTGTGCTAAAAGGTTAAACTCCTCAGTTCCTTTTTTACCCTCTAATGCCATTTGGTAAAGCTGGTCTTCCAACTCACCAATAGAAGCCGTTAAAGGTAGTATATCACCGTAGACTTCATCGAACTTTGAACTAAGTCTATCTAACTGCTTTACACCATCTTCGGTTTGTACTTCTATTATTACGGTTTTCTTTTCCATGCGTGTTTTCTTTTAGTTTGTTTATAGAGTTTAGTAACCGTTTTAGGCATCTCGTTTCTACCTTTTGCTATGTCGATAAATTCCGATTCAGCGTAGAAATCATCAATGCTTAACATCTGTATTATGTTCTTTATCATATTGACGCTTGGTTAATAATTATAAATTGGTTTGCTATCGTTACACCGTTAAAACTTACAGTCAATGGAAAAGTGTTTGTTCTTGCTGCTCCACCGTTTAAAGGAACGCTAAAATTCAAAGTATCTCCTGCAGTTATAGTTGTTATGTTTGGAGTCGCAAACGCTGTCTCGTATGGAGTACCTAAAGTCAAAGTTATACCTTCAGGAATTTGTGTTGTGTAAGTAATTACTTTTGCTCTGAACTTTATATTGTACACTTTACCGTAGTCTAAAGTTGGTCTCCAATTTGAAATAAGATTAAACTTAACTTCACCCGTACTTAAATTAGTAGTCATGTCGTTAATAATGTATTTCTTTTCTCGTATAATAACAGAATCCTTTAATCTAAGCGACTCTAAAACTCCTAAAGGTAAATTAGCTGTTACACTTACTAATCGTGTCTTAGGATTGAATAAATTGACTAAGTAGTTTTGGTAGTAGACTTTGTACAAAGAGTTATTTTCTACCTCTAATGTGTAGCTTGAAATATCACTACCAAAGTTTAACGAGTAGTTGACATCTGCATCTTCAGCATCTTGACCGAACGGCACATAGTTAGAAATGCTATTTACAGTTGTTCCGTCATCAAATTTAAGGTTTGCACCTACTCCGATGCTTACCTTTTCATTTCTGTAAAGTGATACGGGTTTAGGTACGTAGTTTTTATACTCTGGCTCAGTTCCTAAGCAATAACCTACTTGAATATTTGTGCCTGTGAATTTACTAAATAGTAAACTTTCAAAAGGTAGCTTTATAGTGTAGTCTCCACCATCGTACCCAAATGTATTTCTAAGACTTCCGTACTCACGTGAAAATAAATCATTAAATTCTACATTCATAAAACTTAAAGACTTTTCATATTCAAATGAAATGTTGTTAAATAGACTAGGTCGGTTTACTTCTATTAACTCACTTGAAGTATATTTTGTAATATCGTAAGGAACTCCAGAATTATAAAAATCTTCCAACGGTTCAATGCGATAAGTATTTAAACCATCGCCATAACAAACAAGGTTGAACTGTTTAAACATACCCGAAATAAAATCTAATATTTTCATGTCAGGTGCTAAACTTGATAAGTCTATATTTGTACTCGTTGTGATTGTTCCTGAGTTATCTGTGTAATCAGTAGAAGCAAATACTGAAAGTGAACCAATATTAATTAGCGAATAAGCAAACGACTGAGTAATATCAGCGTTAAATGTCATAGAAGCATCTGAACGCAATTTAAAGAAATACGTATCGCTTAAGCCTGGAATATTATCAATGTTCAGTACTATGTAATCTGCCGTGCCTGAACCATTAATTGAATTAACTAAAATACCGTTTTTATAAACATCAATCATGTACGAAGCGCTTGAAGCTGTGTTTATTCCTACGGTTATAACTTGGTTAACATTGTAAATGTCATCGTAAGGAGCAACTAAAAACTGATTAGGGTCTGCATAGTTAATCAACACTTCGTTATCGTAAACAGGAGTGCCTGCAGTACCTAAAAACGTAATCAATGAAGGTTCACCAAAAAATTGAAATTGCTCTCTATTCTTATACCATAAATAAGCGTTTGTAAATCTAGGTGAATCAGTAATAAAAGAACCTGTAAATGTAATTCCGTATTTTGTTTCTATCAGTCTAAGTATTCCTTTATAAGATACCGCAGGAAATAACTCATCGTAAGATACAGCACCACCAACTATACTAATATCATTTGTAGTAGAATCTCCATACTGCCAAACACGGTTAGAAGTAATTAAAGGATATTGAACATTGTCATCGTAATCCTCTATTCTTGCTTGTATTTCTGCACCGCTGTAGTCATGGTTTATAGTTGTGTAGTCTAAGTCTTTTAGTTTATCTTCTAGTATAACATCTTTAAGGCTCACAAAGTCACCGTAGAATGTAACCGTGTAGAAATCTGCATTACCGTTTTTAACTGCTGACTTTTCTAATTGAATGCGACCCGTTCTAAATGGTATTAAATCAATTTCAATTCGTGCGTTTCTTCTACGTGAATGGTTTATAGTAGTATCTAAGTCGTTATTGTAGTAGTGTTCAAATATCGCGTTATTATGAGGCGTTGCAGGTATTGTGAACGTTCTTGAAATATCTGTAAACGTTAAGGCAATATCGTAAATATTCTGAGTAGACGAATTCACTGTCATTGTCTCATCTGCAAACAATTCTAGACGCTGGTCTTCTACGTATATCTGTACCGTTCTCATATTACGTTATTAAGTTTATCGTATGCACGTTCAAACTCTAAAGTGTAGTTAATCAACTTTTGGTTTATGTGTTTATGCATTTCAATTGAAGTAGTACGCAACTTGCAAGGATAAGTAGTGCCTTCTGCTATTTCTGCTAAATTCATTGATTCAGAGAGCAACATTTCCTGAAGCGTATAAGCGTAGTTTTCGTCTACCCAATCAGTATTAACTTTAATTATCTCTTTACCATTAACATTCATTATTTTGTTGATAGCTTGAGATGTATCATAGTCTACACTTGAAGGCATTGATTTAAACGGTGTGCTACTTGCCTCAAAGTTCTTGTAAGATGCTTTCCAAAATATTTCACGCTGTGGTGCGCCAAATCTGTTAATGAAGTCAAGTGCTACAGGTGTATATTTACATTCGTCTCTAGGTAGGAAAATATAAGTAGCTTGCAATACATCAAACTCGTTATAAATCTCTAAAGTATTACCTAAAGTTTGGTAGTGTACACGGTCAATGGTTTTTACTCCTGTAGTCCCTAAACTTACTACTGTTTCATCCAAAGTATCTGTTTCGATATACTTTGCACTCCAACCTGAATTGTCAGCTAAAAAAGTTAATGTACCGTTTAATCCTGTTGAACCCGAATAATAATAGTACGTTCCTTCGTCTAGCAAATAGTCTCCTAAGTTGATATTATAACCTTGTTCAAATGTACCGTAACCATCAAAGCAATATAAGTTGCTTATAGTAGAATCGTATACGTCATTTATAAACACATCTATAGTACATTGACAATACAAATCGTATTCAGCTGCAGGATAGTTTGCACTTACTACGTGTGTAGGTCTAACGTTAATATACTCACGCACATAAGGCGATATATTAAAGTTGACTTCAGTGCCTGTTACAATTGACTTACTAAGTGTTTTAGTAGGTGTTACTGGTATAAGGTCAGGGTCATTCCAAATGTATAAATCTAACCTTACATTATCGTTTAACACTCCCGTTACAGGAACGAAATAAGGTGAACGTGCAAATACTTTACTTAGTGCCATTAACTGTATATTTTAAAAATTCATCTATATCTAATCCAAATGCTTCTACTAAATCTTCACTTAGTTTCTTATACTCATTCTCGAAAGGCTTAGTGAAGAATAAGCTAGGTTTTAATCCTCTGTAATAAATATTTCTTGCTATTATCTGAGCAAGTGTTTTAGTTGTTCCTTTAGTATATCTTCCTTTTTCGTCTCGTAGTCTAAAGTTTTTTTTCTTAACCCATTTTTCCATGCTGTTAACAAATGAACCCCAAGTGCCACCATAAGAACCGCTACCGAACCTAAACTCACTATTTGGTGCCTGTTGTCCTTTTATCTTAGCGTTCTTAGAAACTTTACTATGGTCTTTACCTTTTACCCCTTTATCTTGAAACTCCCCATACTTACCCAAATCAAACTCCAATGCAAAGTTACCTGTACTAAATACCGTAACGTCTCCTTTCAATCCTTTATGCAAAGCACCTGTTGAGTTCTTACCCATCTTTGTTAAGTTACTTTTAGCCTGCTGAATAACACGCTTTTTAAATAACTCCAACTCTTTTTGTACTTCGCTCTGATTCATTTACGTACTCGGTTTAATTCTGTTTCGTAGGAAAGGAAAGTAAGGGCTTCAAATAGTCCAAGTCTTGTAACGTCTTTAATCTTTGTTGGGTCTCCTTTAGCAAGTGCATAGAAGTTGTTATACCATCCCCACTTTTTGCTAAATTGCGTTCCTGCATCGTATCTATTGCCTTCAACTCCTTCTGTAAATAGTTCAGGGAAGCTGTCAGTAACTCGTTGTTTAAATGGTAAAAAAAAACCAACGCACCGAAAGCGATATTTAAAGGGCTGTACTTCATCACTTCAGCGTAAGTAGCACTACCTTCGTAAGGCTCTATTTCGTATTTTTCTCCTTTCACTTTTGTTATAGGTCGATACATTACCGCCAATGCTTTATGCATAGTTGACCAATCAGAGATATACGATTCTAAATCAGCGTATTCTCCGCTTGTTATATCTTCCAAGTTAGGAATAAATCCAAACTCTTTACCTCCTAAAGTGAAGCGTTGTACAAACTCTTTCTTTTCTTCTAGCAATAACCTTAAAGTATTCGCTATATCTTCACAATCAATTTGTCGAATGCGTAGAACGTCCGACATTCTAATCTTACAGAATATAGCTATTAACTTATGCGATATAAATACCTCGTTGTCTGTTTCATCAGTTACTCTATTGAACGCTTGGAACTGCTCTAAAGTAACATCACTTAACTTAGTTGGTATTTGTATTTCTTGTGTCATCATTTGTTTAACAATTAATCATTCTTTTTGTAGTAGGCAGTCGCAATATCGTAAGCGTGGCAAATCATTTTAAAGTGTAAATTAAACCGCATAGGGTCGTCAAACACAATCATTATTTTCTTACCTGTTCTTTCAAGTATGTACGCTTGTACTACTGCCTTGTATTCTTGTATGTCAATATATTGCGTATTGTCCACGATTAGGGTTTTCTAGTTGGTAAGTTACTGCATATCGTATTGCGTCTATTGCGTGGTTGTAATTATCACAAGGTGTTTTAGATTTCTTTTCTAACCATGAATAGTTATTTAACTCTTTGTGCAAGTCGATGCTATCATCTGAGACTATTAAATCATAATCTTGTAGTAGTGCTATTCCTAAAGTAACACTACCCTGACCTTTTACCGCTTCAATCATGTTTAGACCTTTTGCTTTCAACTCACTAATCAAACGAGGCTCAGCGTTATCTGCTACGATTAGACTTTGTCCTGCGTACTGGTTATTTAAAAAGTAAATATCTGAAGTAGTCAATCCTGCCTTGTAGAAGTGTAGCCTAATATAAATTTTCTTATTCGCCTTATCTATTGACGTTTCAACTAATGTACTAGGGTCGTTACTAAATCCAAAGTCTTGACCGAATACTACAGTACCGCAGTTTTTAAACTCACCTATTGACCAATTGCTAAATATTACTCCCTCAGCTTTGTCTAACCAACCTCCTAGTATTTGATGCTTATACTTTTCGGGTCTATGGTTCTTAATATATTCTACCTGACTAATGAATGAAGGTGAAAGGTTGTTAAGGTTATCTAAGTACGTTGTATGTATGTATGTAGTATCGTCTTTTATTAGCGTTTGACCTGCTTCAACTCCTCTACTCTCAAAGAACTTATTATAGATGAAGTGTTCCTTAGTCGTTGGGTTAAGTATCAGTATCACTCTATTCTGTTTTGTCTTATGCCGAATAGATAAATCAATCTTATCGAAAGTATCTTCATCTGTTAATTCTTCCGCTTCATCTAATACCCATGTAGTAACTCCCTGCAATGATTTAAGATTAGCCGTTTGTGTTCCTGAACTCGTCTTGATTCCTTTAAAGATTATCTTACTACCTGAACGAATGTTTATAATCTCGTCTTTTGTGATTAAAAACTCGTCAACCAATCCTAACATTTCAATCTTTTCTATGAACTCTGGAATAATGGATATAGACGCACTAACTAAAGTGTACCTAGTAAATAGTATGATATGCCCACTATCTCGCATTAGAAGACATAAAAACGTAGTTATACTAAAAGATTTAGACGAACCACGACCACCTGTTACAATAAAGTAACGAGAATCTGAACCAAGATAGTTGTATTTGTTATTTAGTACTATCAATTTTAAATAGTTCTTTGATTGAATCGCTAGTTAATGTCATGTTATTGTTTAAGTCTAATTCTTGCTTAGGCTTACCTAAAGTGTACTCAAGTATCAACTTAACCGCTTGCATCCTATCAGGCTTTGTACTCATTGCTATGTTCTTACATTGCTGTAGAATATGCTCAACATCTTCTTTACTTACTGCATTCTCTATTGCTTGCCTGTAATCATTCTTACGCTTATCAATTCCGTTTGACTTTGTAGAATGTCCCCCGTTATTTGCTCGCTTATCCATAATTAATATAAATTAATTTTTAATTCTCGCTGTAAACCATTTCGTAAAACACATCGCTTGTTACTTGGTTCAATTCTAGTACCGTTGTAGTGGTATCGTAATAAACAACATAAGCTACCTCTGCTTTTCGTAAGGTAGCCTTTAATGTTGCCCACTCTTCTGAATGAATGATTGGATTTATAACTGCAATGTAATATCTCATTGGCAAATAGTCCTATATCGTTTTGTGTCGTTACTGTAGTAAGTCCACACTCCATTGTCTTTATCGCAAAAGTCAGATGTTGGTACTGTCTCATGGTCTAACTCCCAACTAAAACCGTTTGGATAGTTCGATATTAACGCTTCGTGGTGCTCGTAACATTGACACGCTGTTGTTTGTACTTCTTTATTACAGCTTACAATCGTAAGCAATGCAATACTAATTAGAATCGTTTTCATAGGCTTCATATACTTTTTTAAGTGTTAGGTGTATTTCTCTCCAACAGTCAGCGCATGATGTAGGCTTTCTTCCGTCTCTCATAACTCTATTGAATATTTTTAGTAGTACTTCTTGTTGACTTACTTTAATCGTGTTTCCACAAGTAGCAAAGTAATGTCTTAAGTAGTCGTATTCATCCTCAGTTAAACATAAAGGTTTCTGATAAGGAAACAATCTATTAAGTTTTAGCTTACGTTCCTCGCATTTACAATCCTCTCCTGCAATGAATTTAACAAGTTTCTTTATTCCTGTTGCTGTAGTAATCTTTTCAATCGTATCTCCCAAACCTTTTGATTCGTTACTCACTTCTTCTGCTACTTCTTTAGTAAGTTCTTCAATGTTCTTACGGTTGATTTCTTCCGCTTGTTTTTTAGCGTTGTCGATTGCAATTTGTTCTTTTGTTCTTCTAGTTCTCTTTTTCATTTTCATCTATTAAGATTTTAATACTCATCATCATTGCACTAAGGAAATGCTGGTCAATTAAATTTACCGCTTCCTTTGTTGATTCTGCCATCTTTGCTACTGTGTCTTCTAGTTTGTTTACTAGGTATTCATCAATAGCTTCCTTCTTTTGTTTCTTTGTCATAGTATTTATTTAATATTTCTAAGTGTTCCTTTTGGTCTTTAAAGTGTATTCGTGTTTTTGTAAGTGCGTCTTCGTGCGTTGTCTTTCCTTTGTAAAACTCCCCTATTACATCAAATCTATAACTTGTAAACACTTCTAACACTTCTTTTCTTATGTTTTTCATATCTTTTCGTAATCTTTATTCATAAAATCATCCCAATCCTCTCCAACGTTTTCTTTTATTCGTAGCTTACATTGTTTAATCGTATCAAATATCGTTCTTAAACTTATGTTAGTGTCTTTTGCTATCTCTCGCATACTTTTACCACTTGAGATATAATGCCTAAATAGTAACGTGTCGAAGTAGTGCCAAGAGTCTATCTCTCTGTCTAATCTTTCAAGTACTAAACCGTAGGCTTCAGCTTCATCTGTTTCTGTAGTGTATTCTATGTTATTATTCAGTTCTACCTTTTCTAGTTTTCCTTTGCTTCTGATGTATTCAATATAGACTGACCTAAGTGTATACCATACATAAGTCTTTGATACTTTACCGTTGTTAATTATCTTTTCCTCTGTAGTATAACGTAAAAGTTTAAGATACGTTTCTTGTACTATGTCTTCGCAGTAATCTAATTCACCCCAAGAACGTACTATATTAACGTATTCTTTGTGATGTTCTGCAACTTTTGATAACCATTTACTATCCATAAGAGTGATTAAATTCTGCGCTAATATACGATTAAATTCTAATCAAACAAATTTTTAACATCCTTCTTCGTTATTTATCCTTTTAATTCCACTAAATTTAATATGAGAATAAAACAACTCCCTTTTTCTTCTTAAACATTTCATTTTTAAAATTCTGTTTGTTCTAATGCTCTTTTTCATACGTGTTTTTGTAGTAATTTCTTCCATCGTAATAGTTAACATCGTTGTCCTCTGAATATTCATAAGGCGTTTTTTGTCCTTCTTCATACGCTTCTATAGTCTCTTGCTTGTGAATTTCTTTGGCTTGTTGGATATATTTTAAAAGCGTTTCTTCTTGTGATAACGGCAAAAACATTTCTTTAATTATTTGCTCCAACCATTCTATACTACTTTTTTTCATCTTGCTAATATTTCGTTTACATTTTTAATTTTTAAGTGTTCGTGCCACTTCAATAGCGGTTTCTAATCCAATCTTTACACCTCTCCAATATGTATCGTTATCAACTTCATGTGGGTGTTCTATTACTACTTTTTCTAACTGTCCTACTAGGTTTTCAATTAATCGTTCCATAATCTTAAAACTTTACTGTATTTATACTTGTCAGTTACCTCGCAAATATTTCGTTTAACGTTTCAATTTTTCCTTGTGTCATTGTGCTATCACTTTGCCAATCTTTACATTCCGTGTTTTTATACAAAGGATTATAAGGCACTCTTAAATTAGCTTTAGGCTTCTCGCATTGCACAAATAATACACCTCCTAGAATCAAAGCTAACACCGCTAAATAAAAAGCTAGTCTTAGTCCTGAGAGTAATGCGTACACAAAGTTACGGCTGTCTAAGTTATTTCTGTTGTTCATAGGTCAGTTCTTCGTTAGTTAATGCAAAGTAGAGGTTTTGTAGTTGGTGTAAAAACATAATACTCGGTTGAGGAGCGTGTGCTATTTTTTGATTAACATAAGTGCCAACACTAAAATCAGACTGTAAAACTCTAATCGAGTCCATTCCATCAAAATACTTTTCGTAAAACCATTCTTCGAAAGCATACTCCTTAGTAAACCCTAACTTTAATAACCAATCTTCTGTTAGTGGAACGCCAAAATAATTATCCTTAAAAAACCACTCATAAGACTCATCACATTCGCAATATACCTGCTCAAATTCTTGTTCTTCACTTCCTATTGAGACTACTTTTCCAATTACACCACTATGTGTCTGTATAATGTTTCCGATTCTTAATTCACTTGCTTTCATACTCTTTTACTTTAGTTTCTACGTATTCTTTTAGTTCTTGTAATAACTGCTTAGGCACTCTCTTAAACAAAATTACATTATCCTTTTTCTTCCTTCCCATTTATTCGTGTATTAATTTGTTTAGTGTACTCATCACTTTTTCGTATGAACAAAACCTACTTAATTGAATCTTTTTATCCTTAAAAATGAATATATAAAACTTATTACAATTAGAACTATAAACATTTATGTTATTTAAATAGCAATGATATAAAACACTATCAGAAGGTCTGCCAGTTAATTCTATTTTTTTCATAATATTTATGTTTAAGCGTGTTTTCTAGTACTGTCCTGACCTTTTTCAAATGCTTTTTGCTTTTCTATATTATACATTTTTTTAGCTTGTTCGAACACTTCTTTCCATTCTTCATCTGTTTCAAACTCCGAATGTAAAATGTGGTTAATTAAAAATTCTAAGCTACTTTGTTCCATATCATAATGATTTTAAGTGAGTTAAATATGCTTTATAAGCTAGGTAAATTGCTTCAATTTGCTTAAATCCTTCCGTGTTTCTGTCAGTTTCATAAGTCTCATCTGAAGCAAAGAATAAATCCCAATCTTTAATAGTTTTTTCTTTACAACCTATTTTTATTTTATCACCTATAATAGCGTGCGACCATTTACAAAACATTGGAATAAAGGCTTGTTCTTTATTTTTAGCACCTCTCAATTTAGCACCTCTCAAGTTAGCATCTCTCAAGTCAGCACCTCTCAATTTAGCACCTCTCAAGTCAGCACCTATCAAGTCAGCACCTATCAAGTTAGCACCTCTCAAGTTAGCACCTCTCAATTTAGCACCTCTCAAGTTAGCATCTCTCAAGTCAGCACCTCTCAATTTAGCACCTCTCAATTTAGCACCTCTCAAGTCAGCACCTATCAAGTTAGCACCTCTCAAGTTAGCACCTATCAAGTCAGCACCTATCAATTTAGCACGTTCTTTTACCGCTTGCTCAACCGCATCCTTAATAGTAGCGTTTTCTTTTTCATAGGTAAATATTACACTACCTGTAAATCTGTTTTTAATTTCAATCTTAATCATAGCTTTTAAATTATGTTTGTCTTACAAATCTACAACTTTATTTTATATCTGCAAGCATTTATTGAAATTATTTTAAGTTTTTTATTTTAGCCTTGTATAACTCGTTGATATCCATTAGTTCAGCTACCGTAAATTTTCGTGTTTCTTTAGCGTATTCTTCTAACCATTCAACATTTTCTACTCCTATCAGCTTTACTAAGCGTTTTCTATATTCAATTAAGTTCCCGTGTTTATGTTGGTTGCACGCTACGCATTGCCCATTTACGTTTAATTCGTTAAATCTTACATTCCAATGGTTATTTGCATTCATGTAATGCCCAGCATCAAACTTAACACCTAACTTATTTCCACAACTTATACAACCTTTTTCTTTATCTCTTAGCCTTATGTACTTGTTAAAAGTTGCTTGTGTTATTTTAATCCAATCTTGGACTGTTAAAAGTTCCTTCTTTTTGTCGTTTAACCGCTTCTTATCTTCTTTCTTTATTCTTTCTAAGTTCTTTAATGCTTGGTGTGTTTTTGTACATAAGTCGCAGTACTTACTCTTTATTGTAGAGTTAAAGTGTTTACGAGGTTCGAATGGAACTGAACAACTATGGCAGGTTTTCATAAGTTATTTTTTATTACGCATACTATATTTCGTCACTTTTTTTCCGTTGCATCTAATGCAATGAATGCTACCATTATAAACACTATACCACAACATATATCTAATACCACTTTCATAGCAAGTACAAGATATTGGCTTTAATTTTTTCTTTAACTTTCTAGGAAATCTCATAGTTCTATACCTTCTTTATGTTTTGTTAATTCTAATATCTGTTTTTTTAATCTCATGTTTTCAATATGCAAAGAGTAGTTAAGGCTATACATCTTCTCATTCTCTTTAGACACTTCTTTTAGCGTGTTTAAAGCACTTTCTAAGTCGTCTAACATCACTTGTATTCCTTCACGTTGTTTCTCGCTTGTAGATGCGTGTTTCTGTCGTACTATCAGCTTATTAATTACAAGCCCGATATTAATACGGGCTGTAACTAACTTTAAATAACTACTCATTTGTAATCATTTATCATTTCACATAGTTCATCTCTAACTTTCTTGTAATCATTTAAATGATGTTGTGTGTCACTTTTATTAGTTAGATGTTCTATCATTAACTCAGTGTGAAATAATGCGGATTTTTGAGCAAGTATTACCCAATACTTTATGGCTTCATAATTTCTATTATACCACTCCTCTAAATCTTTTATTACTTCTTTATTCTCAGTCCAACTTATATTATTTTGAATGTCTAAATAATGTTTTACTAATTCTTGTGCTGTTTCTTTTGCTTTCATGATACTCCTTTTTTAAAACTGTTTTACCGTAAAATGCCTTAAATGGTTTTCCTTCATCATACATCTGTTGATGCTCTTTACACATCTGCTTCCCTTTACCTAAGTTCTTTTTGTAGCAACCATCAGCCGCACAATCACTTGCAAATGCTATTTTCATCTTATTCTGATTTAATTACTGAATATAATTTTTTTGTTTTTTTCTGTAGTTTAAACATTAACTTATATGCTTTTTCTTCTGATTTGCATTCCACAGCTTTATCAAAATCATATTCATAAAAACTTATATTTTCAACTACTAAAAACTTTTCTTTTTTCTGAACCTCTTGTTCATTATTTTTTGAGACAAACGGTATATAAAACATAATTATTCTGATTTAATAAGAGGGCTTTTACACCCTCTTTGGTTATTTTTATTCTGGTAGTTTTTCAAATTCTCCTTTTATTAGGAATAAACTATATTTTCCTACTGAGTCTGACCAAGATTCATTTTCAAAAAATGAAATAAATGTACCAATGGGAACCATTAATAGGCATAAAGCAAATCCTAATATAATCTTTAAAAATTTCTCCATATTTACAATTTTTCAAATGTTTTACCTGATTCAGTCATGATGTAGTAACTTATATTTTCGTCTTTCCATAGAATTAACTCATCATTTAAAGAGGAAGATTCTAAAAACATTACTTCTTGAAGTAATTTTCCTTCATCTAGACCAAGTTTATATAGATACTTACTATACTTACTGTTTGATTGTTTTACGACTTCATAATCATTTCCGATAATAATGTTTTTTACATTCGTTGACATCGGAAGAGGTCCACCTTCTTCACCTACATTGCGTAACATTTGTACGTCTTCTACTGTTCTTAAAATAAACATAATTTATAAATTTATGTGTGTATGTATAAGCTATACCAAGCCTAGCTTTGTGGCTTTATTTTGCTAATATAGTAATTATATTTTAATCTGAAAGCATTTATTAAAATCATTTTAAAACGGCAACCCATCATCAAAGCTAGTATTAGCTTCTAATGGTTTCATTTGTGTTAGTACTTCATCAACTCTAGTAAGTTCTTCAGCGTATTTTTTAGTAATTCCATTCAACTCGTAAAACCTACCTACCTTAACATCGTAAAACAAATTAGTAAATCCTCTTACACCTACTACTTCAGGCTTCGCTTTGTTTATTTTTATGTCGGTTACGTTACTATCAAACTCCCTGTGAACTACGATTATACTTTTACCATTATTGCCCCATTCAGAACCTCCTTTTAATTCGTGCATATCAGGCATAGGAACTTTACCATCTTTTTTAATTGGACTTTTAGGGTGAATAATTGTGTGTAAATGTAGCTTACTTTGTTCTGCTAAGTCATTTGCAAAGGATAGTGTACTTTCTAGCCATTGGTCGTATCTTAAATTACTAGGTACGTCATGACTCATGTAGTTCCAACTATCAATTACTGCGCTAAATATACTTAATTCTTTTTTATTATCGCTTGCAAAATTCCAATATTCTTTCGGGGTTACTGCTTTACTTGCCTTACCACTTGGTTTGAATATCACAAAGTTGTTCATTACTTTAGGTAAAAGTATCTTCATTTCGTCTTGTGTAAGCCTATCTTGAATCACCACCTTGTTACCTTCTTTATCGTAGTAAAACTCTTTCATTTGCTTACCACTCATTTTGTGCATAATCTTTGCTATAATCTCAGCAACACTACCAGCATCAGGCATATGTATTAAGTGCTTATGACCGTAGTACTCTGAACAATTATTTAAAACCTCTAAAAGTAATTCAGTCTTACCACTACCCGGATATCCAGTCCAATCTGTTCTACCTCCTTCATGTACTGAGTAGTGAGGTGCAAGGCTTTTAAATCCACAGTAGTATGTTTTACCACCCCCACCTAGATAGTGTTGTAGTAGTTGTTCTTCTAGTTCTTTATGTGAGTAAATATCCATTAGTTTTGCGTTCTAAATTCGTTCATCTTTTCCTCTTTACGTAACCTTAGAAACTCTGCTATTTCTTCAGGCGTTGAATTGTCTACGTCTATTGTGTTTGGTTGTTTAGGTTGTATTGGTTGTTTAGGTAAATATGCTAACGTGTTATTTAAAGTTGACTTCCAATTCTTAATCTTTTGTTCCTTACCAGCTTTATTAGTACACCAATCATTCGATAACCATGCTTCGTATTTCAAACCCAACGCTTCAACAGATACATCAGAAACTTTAGATAAGCCATAAGCCACAAACTCTTCTTTAGTTGGTATAGTATTATTTACATTATCACTAACACTTACACTATCACTTACGGCTTTTTTCGCTTTAATTGGGTTTTCTAAAAAACCGTTCGGTTTATTTGGGTTTTCTTCGCTTTTCTTTGGTCTACCTCCTAAACGACCATTTTTAGAGTTTACAGCACGTTTCTCATTCCAACTTTGTAAATCACGTTTTAAAGTCTGTTTAATAGGTGTAAACATCAATTCTATCAACCTATCAGAAGTTGGGTTTAAATCATTTACATATCTAAAGAAATGCTTTATTAAACGCCCTGCCTCCTCATCTGTTAAAGACTCAAAAGTTTCAATCCAATCACAATAAACAACTACTTTCTTTTTATCTGTTGCCATATTTATTTAATTGATTTAGGACGTAAACCGTTTTCATACTCGTTAAACCTTTCATTTACCTTATTTAAAAATAAGTATTCGTTCTCAAAATGTTTACGCATAAATTGGTGTGCATAATATGGATAGTCATTATTTGAAGGTCTTTTTATACCACCTTTAACAAACACTCCATTAATGTATCTGTCTTTGGTTTCACGTTTATACCAAACCTCGACTGATTGGCAGTCATAAAAATCACTTTTTGCATCTAGCATTATAGCATTTTTGCCGTTTTTTAATACTTCGAATGTTACACCCTTGTAAACGAAAATAAATCCCTGTTTCATACTTTTGTTTTATTCTTTAATAAAAAAACCCCTGTCGTCAAGGAGGGCAGTCCTATCAAACAAGGGTTAAACTAAATTTTTTCCTGAGTTCCTGCCCGAACCTAGTGCTAATATACAAAATCTTTTTTAATCTACAATACTATTATTAGGAAATTTTTTAATAAGTTTCTCTTGCTCTTCTAAAGTACCGTTAAAAAATACTTTGTACTTATCGTAAGGCGTAATGTTGTCCAATTTCCAGTCACGTAACTTTTGGATTCTTTCTTCTTCCGTTTTTGCGTTGTAAACATAGCACCGCATTGAACCGTTAAGTTCTATTATTAGTTTGTAGGTTTCCATAGTTAGTTGGTTAAATCAATTATTCCGTTATGTTGTACAGCGTTATAAGAATCTCCTTGCCACATTTGATGTTGTAACTTATCTAGTAAGTCGTATTTAGTTTTAACAACTGCTTTTTCAATGTCTTTACCTTCAGATAATAGTGTTCTTATGTCGCATCTTAAATCATAATTAAGTTTGTTTAGGCGTTCAATTTCTTTAAGTAGCTTCTTCTTTTTCATAGTTAGTTAAATTAAGGGAGTATATTTCAACTCCCGTTTGTGTTAGAATTTGTCGAATAGACCAGCGTAGTAGAATAGAGTAAGTTGAACAGCCATTACATAAAGACCTGTGAATATATTATACTTGCTTGGCTTTTTTTCTTGTCCGTTGTTTACTGCTTCAATTAGAAATCTACCACTTGCTAAACATATTAAAATAATTGTTGCTATCATAACTTAAAATTTAAAAAGGTAAATCGTTTTCTACTTTAGCACTTGGCGCATCTACTTTCTCAGCAAGTTTGATTACGTTATCAGTCCATACTACTTTAGCATTGCCTAGATACGTCTTTTTCTCCTTTGCTTCACGTTCTTCCTTAGTTTGATTAACTGTTATTAAAACGTTGTTACCGTAGTTATCAGTAGTATCGTTTACTGATATTTGAATGTTTAAATACTTGCCATCTTTCAACTTACTTTTGTCGATTTTAGTTAGGTCGATTGAACCTGAAATTAATGTACTCATTTTACTTTGTTTTTAATTGTGTTTTCTTTATTTGTTATTATTTGTAAATTGCTTAAATTATTATTTAGCGGATTATTATCAATATGGTCTACAACTATTTTTCTATCTCCATAAGTATGGTTTAAGAATGTAATTGCCATTAATGAATGAACTCTTTTAGTGTGTTTTGTTACTTTGTTTTCATCGTTTTTGTACAAAGTAACTTGTGGATAGTTTCGTCTTTTAACACCGCTTAAATGTGGTTTTATTAAAACATTTCTTTTAATATCATGAATTTCTCCATAAATAGATATTGAATATCTACCATTAAAATTAGGTATTTCTTTCCAAATTGTTTCCATTTTAATTGAATATTTGTTTTAAACTTTGGTAGTATTCACGCGCTACCGTTACACGTTCTTTAATCTTATCAAATGCTTGTTCGTCTTTTTCTACTATAAACCTTTTAACACGTAGTTCGTTTGGTATGTGGTCAAAATTATGACTGGCTTGCACCGCTTCTCTTACATCTAAATCTTCATCAATTAGATTTAATTTCCAATGCGTTCGTCTTACTTCATCTTCTACAATTTGAAAAGGTGTGTTCGTTAAGCAGTAAACTAGCTCAGCTTGTGGCATATCTGTTAACATCATGTACGTTTGTAATTGCCAATAATACATCTTATTAGGTATCTCATTTTCAAACATTGGGAACGTACCCATATCCCAACTGCACTTAATATCTGCTAGTAGGTTATCCGTTAAAATATCAGGCTCTCCTGTTACAAATTCATTATTAAATCTAACTTCATTCTTAACTACAAAATCCCAATTAAAAACTTCCGAAGCCATTTGAATTGCAATATCCTCATTTTCGATTCCTTTATCCAAGTATCTACTTGAAATGTTTTCGTAATATCCAAACTCCTTTTCTTTAAATAGCTTTTCAATATATGATTTAGCGGTCTTACTTAATGGTTCGCTTTTAGTTCTGCTATCAGTCATTAAATGTCCAATTGAACTTGCTCTAAATAAAATTTCATTTTCCATTTTCAATCTCTTTTAATTTGTTTTGGTATGCTAAATGTGCTTTAAGTTCACAATCAAAAGAACCTAAATGTATATCTTTTTTATTAATTTTAATTTTAGCTATCCATTTTTTGTATGTATTTGAAAAATGAACACCTTTAAAAGTGCTAGAATTATTTTTTTTAGTTTTGTATGTGTTATATCTTTGAGTTACTATCTGTAGATTTTCTAATCTATTGTCAGTCTTTATATCATTAATATGGTCAATAACTACTTCACCTTTAATTGATTTATGATTTAAAAATGCTTCAGCTACAAGGGAATGAACTGTCCTTGTTTCTCTTATAGGTGTATTGCTTAATACAATCTGACGGTAACCTCTTGAATTAATAGCGCTTTTCATAATTATTTCTTTATTAAACTTTAGGCTTTTAACATTACCTAAGTTACTAACTTGATATATCCCTTCATAATTTGGAATATCTTTCCATACTTCTTGCATATTTTTTGCAGTTAAATTATTGCAGTTAAAAAGAAACGTGGAAGGTGTAACTGCTTCACTTTTCAAACGGCTAATTACCTCCGTTCTATCCACGCATCTAATATACAAAAAATTATTTAATTACAAAAGATTTAATGCAGAAATTTGCACTTCGCTAAGTTGAAATTTCAAAAGGTCTTCTTTCTTAGCTTTACCTTCTTGGATTGCTACTAAGGCTTTTTCAAAGCGTTCTACTGTGATTGTAGGCTTCGTGTTTTTAACAGTCTTAGCTATTTCATTTCCATCGTCATCAATAGCTTGTAGGCTTAATAAACTTTGCAATGTAGCACGTCTAAAGTAAGTAACTCCAGCAATTTGTTTTTGTGGGTCGTTAACAATTGGTAACACTAAACTACTTTCTACATACTCACCACTTTCAATGTCAATTATTCTAGTGCATACAGAACCATCTACAATAGGTTGTAAGACGATTAAATCGTATTTTAGTAGGATTGGTTCAGTAGCTTCTAAAAGTGCGTTTAAATCAGCGTATTTAGATTTAAAGAAAGGATTGTCTTTTCCCTTAGATACTTTACCTATTTCTTGTTTTGCTTTCCACAACTTAAACCAAAGTGTTGCAGGCTTAGGAATTAAATCCTCAAATGTTTCTTTTTTCATACTCATTTTGTTTTTACGTTTATGCAAATATAAACAATTTTGTTAATTAAATATCAAATGTTGTGAAAATATTTTCTTCTTCACGGTTTTCTAGTGCCTGTGTGATTTCGTTTTTTAGTTCTATCAAGTCTTTTAATGTCTTACATTCTAAAACACGGCTTTCTAAATAACTTACTTCTGCTTTAGGTTTTAACTTTTGGTTTAATTCTAGCCTATTACAAACGCTTTCTTGTAGTTCTTTGAAGTCATCGTAGTTGATTAGTCTTTCGTACTGATTAAGCCCGAATAAAACAGTCGCATGGTCTCTGTTAAACATCTTACCGATTGCTTGTAAACTGATTCCTTTGTTACGCAAATGCTTGTATAGAATGTTTCTCGTATAAACAAGTTCACGCTTTCGGCTTTTAGAGGTTAAATCTAGTTCGTCTATTAGTTCTGTTACTGTCATAACTCTATTTGTTTAAGTGATTCATCTAACCAACTTCTAAATGCTAGTTGTATATTATTCTGTTGTTCCATTGCTTCGGTGTAATCTTCTGTTTGTTCCGTGTTTGTGTACATCCTATCAAACGCACGAATTGAATTAACCACGTTTTCTCGTCTCATCTTAGCTAGTCTATTCATAGGTACATCTTCTAAGAAGTCAGCAAGTACAGGTAGTAAGGCAGTTGAAATAATTAGTTTGTGTTCTGGTTTCATTTTAATTCGTGTTTAAGTTTCTCTAAATAAAGTATAAAATCCATCGCTTCTTGTTTGGCGTGTTCAATCCATTCTAAGGTGCTTAAATCGTTTCTGTCTAGTGTTGTACCGTATTTATTAATTCCCGCTTCTGAGCGTTGTTTAAATTGGTTTATTACGCTTTCTACTATTGAATCGGTTAGGAGTTCTTTTTCTAGTAATTCAAATGCAGTAGGCGGAAATAAAAACCAGTACTTTATTTTTGTGTTTGAACACTTTACATATATTTCAGCATAACCATTTGTTTGTATGTTTTTAGCGTCTAATATATCGCCTATTTTATCCTCAATTTGATACCCTGCATGACTTAATAATTTTACTTTCATCTTAACTATTTTTTAATTTAACCTCTATAATTGACTGCATTAACTCTACATTGTAAGTAGTGAAGAAACGCTTTCTGTCTGCATCTTTTACGCTTAAATCTGGTATGTAAACGTTTTCTTTTGTTTGTGGCTTTACGTCTTTATTTAGCCATTTGTTTAGTGCTTTCATAGTTCGTGTTTTTGTATTTTACAATTTTACCTTTATTATTTTGTACTGTATATTTTCCGCATTTAATACATTTTGTGTAGTGAATAATTTCATCAAAGTCTTCGTTTGGTTTTTTAAATTCACGTTTTACTGATTCCCCACATGATTCATTCCATGCGCATTGAATAAAATCTGTTTTCATAAGATAATTTTAGGTTGACATTCACATCTTACAAAGTGGCTTTCATCGCCTTCGCCTATATCGCTCCATCCTTGCTCGCATTCATCACATTGATTCATTTCTTCAAAGTTTTCAAACGCTTCTAAAAAGTCTAGGCTTACTATTAACTCCTTACTGTTTTGGAATAATGCTAAGTCGTATTGCTTTCCGTTTACTTCTACTTTAGCGTAGTCTTCGTGTAGTTCAATTATTTTCATAGTTCTAATTTAATTTGTGTTAATATTTGAAGGTATGCGTTCCATAGTCTTTTGCTTCCACGCTCGCAAGTGTCTAGTTGTTGCTTACGTCTTTCACAATAGCTTTCGTAACCATGAAACGTTCTAATGTCTGACTTCATTCTGTCGATTCGCTTATCCATGTCTTGCGCTAACTCTAATAGTTGGTTAGCCCTTTCTTGTAGTTCTATTACTCTGCTTTTCATAATTACTTGTTTTTGTTTCACCTTACAAACATACTGCTTTTTTTTAACTTACAAACATTTTTGTTGATAAAAGTGTAAATTAAGGTAAAATTACGTAGAAATACGTAGAAGAAACTAAGTAGAACTACGTAGTTC